GATTCATAACAAAAGAAAGTATCCTCAGAACATCTAACGAAAAGCTAGAACAACTATTCAATGCGGATGGATTGATTATGGATATGTGGTCTTCAAAGTTTTATGAGAAGTTCAATTCAGGACTTCATAAAGATACAATTATAGAAATGTTAGAGTATGGAGAAGATTAATTTTTCAGACCCTTCACTATACCATCCAAAAGGTATACTTAGGAAACCAATAAACATTGAAATCACAGACGATACGATTTCTGTTGTATTGGCTGGTGGTTTAGGTAATATGATGTTTCAGGTTTCAACGATTCTTTCATATGCCAAAGACAATAACCTTAGACCTCTCATTGGGTATTGGACTACTCATCAATCTGAAAGTTCACGATGGTCACATAGGTTAAATAAGTTTGCTCGTAATCATCACTTTGAACCGTGGGGTGGACATATATTACAAGACCGACCAGTATCGTTGGGTGAAGTGTATCCAAAGTTACCGTGGTTCAATACAAGACCAAATGCGTATCAATGGTGGTTTAATCAGGACTTTGCATATGAATTAGATACTGGTAAGTCAGGTTTGTTCGTTGACATTGCTCAGGGTCAAGCACCACCTTTTATTGTACAGGGTTATTTCTTTAATTACCGATACTGGCACCACAATAGGGATTACCTTTTAGATATGTTCACTTTGGATGAGGAACTAAGGGATTGGATGTATTATCACTATGGAAACTTATTTCAAAATAAGACAATATCGGTTCATTTGAGACTGGGTAATGATACGGATTTCATGCCTGTTGAAAAAGTACCAATGGAGTGGGTACTCGAAAAAGTGGACTCATTGGTGGAGAGTAAGTATGATAACGTTCTTATTTTCTCTGACAATTTGAAGGCAGCTCAAAAAATATTTTATACAAATTCACCAATTCGTAGGTCACAATTACGTTTTATCGATGATGACCCTTATATTTGTATGGAGTTGATGTCACGATGTGATAAACATGTATTATCAAATTCGACATTATCTTTTTGGGGTGCGTATATGGACAGAAAGGAGAATAATCCTGAGACTTACATACACTCATCATTCTTCAAAGAACACCCCATTGAGATGATTCCTTATGACAACTGGAAAATAGAAGAATAATTATAAATAAAAGAAACATGAGAAAACAAAAATCCGATTTTGAACTTTTAGCCCCAAAGATGAGACAACCAATTCACATTACTTATTTGGCTAAATACATCCTTAAAAAGACTATTGAAGAAACACAAGAAGTGATTAATAGGGGTATTGATATGGGAATATTTGAGGAAGTGAAGTTTAATGGTTACTACAAACTAAAAAATCAAGTTTAATATGAATAAGGAGATGGTAAATCACCCCGACCATTACGGTGGGGAAGAGAACCCTTATGAGGTTGTTAAGATTGCTGAGGCAACAGGATTGGATAAAGATGCCTATCTGTTCAACGTACTAAAATATATCGTTAGAAGTGGTAAGAAAGATGGTAACCCACCTTTACAAGACATGAAAAAAGCGTTATGGTATTTGGAGAGAAGAATTAAAACGATGGAATAATGTTATCGTTTTTAATGAAATATCTTTTAATAGGTGCAGTCACTGGACTTGTGTTAGAGACATTGGTTGATAAGGTGACGGACCAAAGATTTACTGGTGGCGAACGATTGTTTGTCATTGTATTATGGCCTTTATCGTTGGTAGTATTTTTGATTGGGTTTTTTAATAAAGGAGAATGAAAGAAATGAAAGAATTAATTGGGGATATTCACTGTTCTGAGTCAGTGAAGTTTATGAATGAAATGCCGGAGAAGTCGGTTGACTTGATTGTTACCTCACCACCTTATGGTGTGGGTATCGACTATGACAGTTGGGACGACGATAAATACTTTGATGAGTATATGAGATTTACTCGTGAGTGGTTGAGTGCTGCGTACAGAGTCCTAAGAGATGATGGTCGTATTGCGGTGAACATTCCTTATGAGATTAACCGTCAGAAGAAAGGTGGTCGTATTTATTTCTCTTCAGAGGTTTGGCAGGTGATGAAACAGCTGGGTTTTGGGTTCTTTGGAATCGTAGATTTGGAGGAGAGTTCACCACATAGAAGTAAGACAACTGCGTGGGGAAGTTGGATGAGTCCATCTGCACCATACATATACAATCCAAAGGAGTGTGTGATTCTTGCATATAAGAACTTACCAAAGAAACAGGTGAAAGGAACTCCTCAATGGGAAGGTGAGTATCAGATGGTACCCAACGAAAAGATTGAAGGAGAGTTCAGAAAGAAGTTGGTCTACGATGAGAAGGATAAGAAAGACTTTATGTCATTGGTATTTGGACAATGGAATTATTTTGCAGATACACAACAAAAGACTAAGGCGACATTCTCATTAGACATTCCTTATCGAGCGATTAAGATATTATCATACAAAGAGGATGTGGTCTTTGACCCATTCAATGGTTCTGGTACTACATGTTTAGCCGCTGAGATGTTGGGAAGACCGTGGTTGGGTTGTGACATCTCACAAAACTATGTAAAGGTTGCTAAGGAAAGACTCAAAGAGTATAAACTAAACCAACAGCAATTAGAAATCGTAGTAGATGAGCATTCAAAACATTAAGGTAATTGATAATGAGACACTAATTATTACCACCACTGACAATGAAGTTGTGTGGTTTGAGAAAGACCAATTAGAAGGACCTGAAAGAGCTTGGTTCGATAATATTTTATCTTGCTCAGTATCACTTTTAAGTAAAACCCCTAAATAAGGGGTTTTTTCTTTATATGGATATTTATTAGTAAAGATTTTGTAAATGAGACCACACAGGATAGATGAGTCAGAAAAGAAAAGAATATTGACTCTACACGAAACGGCAACAAAAAAGGGTTATTTGATGGAACAGAAGAAAGATGGTTCGGTTATGAAGGCGAGTCAGGTCTTTTGGGATAACATTAAAAACTTTGAGGGTAATCCAAAGAAAAGAGTCGGGGGTATCAAAGAGCCAATGTTAAAAGCATATAAGGACACTAAAGGTATTTGGACCATAGGTTATGGTCATACTGAGGGTGTGATTAAAGGTATGAAGATATCTAATGATATTGCGTTGAAATTCTTATATGACGATGCTGCGGAATCTGCGGATTGTGTGAGAAGAATCTTCAAAGAGTGGAAGTCAAAAGGATTAAATTACGAAATTACTCAAGGACAATTTGATGCTTTGGTATCGTTAGTATTTAATGCTGGTTGTGATGCGGTAAGGACATCGGATTTCATTCAAAGTGTGAAGAAAGGTGATATGAAAAGAGCTGCGGAACAAATCAAATCATTTAGAACTGCGGGCGGTGTTGACAGAAGAAATAAAGAAAGTGAAATATTTTTATCATAATGAAACAATTAATTAATGAATCGGGTTTACGTAATATAGGTGAACTAGCCAAGAGATATAAGAAAGCGAAGATTTACTTCCACCAAGATTTGGATGGTGTAACGACTGCTTTGGCAATGAAAAACTATTTGGAGGATAACGGTATCAAAGTGGTTGATGCTGAAATCATTCAATACGGTGATAAGGAGTTTGCGGTTAAGAAGCAAGACGCTACAGGTGATACGATGCCTGTGTTGGTTGACTTTGCTCACGGTAAACCGATGTTCGTTATCCATACTGACCACCATGATTCTCAAAGTGGTGTTGAGGGTGATACGGCAACTTCATTCAGACCGTCACGTTCAAATGTTGCTACCATTTCCGATATTATGTCACCAAAGGATATCTTCCCTTCTGAGGATATCACATTGATTTCTACTGTGGATTCTGCTGACTTTGCTAAGTATGGTTTGGAACCACAAGATATTATGAATTTCATCTTCCGTTTGGATAAGGATAAGTCTTTACAGAAAAACAGAATGGCTTTGGGATTAGCGACAAACAAATTGATGTTGGCGTATAAGAACAAACCAGGTTTCATGGAAGAGTTGGTGATGACATCAAAACCATCATTATTGAATATCTTCCAAAACATTAGAAGAATTGCTGACAGAGAAAATTATGCATCTGCTGCCATGATGGCAGGTAACCAAGAAGATTACGTACAACAAAGAAGTGAGGACCCTAATATGTCTTACCAAGATGGTATCATTTATCAGTACGGTGGTGGTAGAATGTTCAAACCAGGTTCATATGATAGATACACACCATTTAAGTTACATCCTGACGCTGACTTCTTAATTACTGTTTGGCCGATGGGATTGGTTCAAGCATCGTGTAACCCATTTAAGAAAGAGAGAGAACTCAAAGGTGTAAACTTGGGTGAGATTGCTCAAGAGGTATTGGGTAAGTGGGAATCTCAATTGAAGGATAAGATTATTCCTTTATCGACAATCAAATGGATTTCAGAATCGGCTAAAGACTTTGGTTCTGAGTCTGTAGGTTTCACCAATGCTGATTTGGAGGCGTTCTATGGTGATAAGATTAGAAGTATGGAAGGTGGTGATGCATATATGGAAAACCTTAAACAGGTTATGGATAAGTCTTTCAGTGAATTGAGTGAAGATGAAATGGCGTTGTTGGATAAGTTGGGTGTCCCTGCTTGGGAGATGATTCAAGCAAACTCAGGTGGACACAAATGTATCACAAACATTTCAGCGTTGAATTATTTTGGTAGAAGTAAGAGACCACCTCAAGGAAAATACAAATACAATAAAGACAGTGGTGATGCACCATATGTTAAGTTCTCAAAGATGATAGGACAGGAGTTCTACAGAAAGTTGAGAGAAAAGATTGACGGAAGTAAATCAGAATAAAGAGAAGGAGACGATGTCTCCTTTTTTTATGTCCAACTGTTTCGACATGCCAGCTGGGAGTTCCAATACTTTGTCACCATAACCTTTATAGGATTCACATTCCAACTCATCTGTACAGATAGGGCAGTTTTCGTGAATGGTGTCAACCTCATCATTATTGATAAAAATAATGTCTAATGGAATGATACAGTCGTACATCCAAAACGATTGTTCACCTTTGGTCGGCATAAGGAAATACATACCTTGGAAGTCCTCGTTGAAACGTTGACCCTGCATTCCTTTAGTAATTGCTTCCTTTGTTACACAAAGTTTGACACTTATTTTATTTTCACCTATAGTTATAGTCATATTTATAAATATCTAAAAGAGTATAATATGAACAAATACGGAGGAGTAATTGTTAGATGTAACAATAAGGTTTTACTTTGTAAAAGAAATGCTGATGGGTCATTACCTGGTCATTGGTCGTGTCCTGCGGGGAGTGTTGAAGAAGGTGAGGACCCATTAAGAGGTGCGATGAGAGAGTTTTATGAAGAAACTAACATCAATCTGTTGAAAGTACCAGAATTTTGTGGTATAATTAAACGAACAAATAGAGACGGTAGTAAGATTAAGGGTGAGATGTATTGTTTCCTTTATGATTGTGACGAAGAGATTTATCCTGACTTAGATAGTGCTAAGGATGGTGACGAACACACAGAGTGTGGATACTTCGGTAAAGATGAGTTACCTTCTCCAATGACAGAACAATTTAATAAATTACTAAATATTATACTAAAATGAGTTTAATGTACAAAGCCCTCGTAGCGAAATACGAAGCAGAACTGTTGGAAGCAAAAGCAACATTGGAAGTTTACTTTAATAATTCCGTTGGAATTGGTGAACACCCTCAACACTTAGAAGAGATGGATGGGTTAGTTGATAAGATGGCTTCAGCGAGTGATAAATTGGAAGCACTTAAATCTAACTTTGATGAAAAGGGTATGGCCCGTTGATGGTCCAAAAGACAGATACAGTGGATACTTTAAGTTATCCTACAACCCAATGTCCTTACTTTTTAAGGAAATATCTAAAAAAAATAAGAAAACTACTTGACCGAAAGGTTTTTTTTCTTATCTTCGTATAACTTTTGACAGATAAGGTAATATTTATACTTTACCCTACTGAGAAATCAGAAAATTTGTTAAAAGTGTTTGACTAATTGAAATATTTGTTTTAATTTTGTCAGAGTTCTTTGAAATATTGGTCGTGTTTATATGTCGACTTTGAATTACATCTTCGGGTGTAATCCTTTCCAAAAGGAGATTATAAACAGACACGGCGGTTTAGCGTCGTTAGATAACCCCAGCAATGGGACTATAGGGATTGAAACGGGATTAGTACACCGTGAATATTCGCAATCGTGAGGTTGACAACTAAACAAAGTGGCTACGGCCAATTCCCCGAGGGCAACTGCTGGGGGGAAGAGGTCACTCTGAGTCCGTGGAATATCAGAGTTGAGATGGAGACATCAAGAGGAAAAGCTACAGGTGACGGTTCGACACACCCTGCAAGGTGTCGTAGGGCTGGGTACCAGTCTGAAGGGTTTCCGAGACGTAGAAGTCTACGAAGTCCTGACTGACCGTAAGTTTGCAGACTTACAGAGAGGTGTGAAGCATTCTGTTCTCCAAAGGGACGGACCTTCTCCCGAAGCACATCTTTCCTTCTTCCACAATTGCTAGTTTAATAACAATCCCGTAATCAGGGTAATACAATTAAATGAAAAGCAAGAGTCTTCGGGCGTTGATAACGAAAGGTGTCTAATACTCCGAGTTAACACTAACGGAGTCGTTGATAAGACCGCAAGTCTTTCGATGTCAATAACAAAAGACCTGTTGGGACGGCCATCCCTTCATGAACTCGCAAGGTTCAACAGAGTTAAGTAGTTGTTGAGTAGTTATTAACGAATACGATTGGTTAACGTAAGTAACCGACACTGACTTGATACAATAGGCAACTATTGTGGACAATGTGAGCAACCGACTATTAGGGTAATCTCACGAAAGACAGGTCACATAAACGTGTAGTCTCAGCGTTCTATACCTCATATACCTTCCTTGACCTCGGTGTTAACCCACCGAGGTTTTTTTATGCCCATAGTTGTCGGTATCAAATATATTTCTTATCTTTGTATAACAAATAAAGAGAACTATGGTATTAGAAAGAAACATCAAAATCATCCACCCACAATTCGGAAACCTTCTTAATGACTTTTATTCTGACGAGGTTCAGTTTAAGTTGTTTTTGCAGATGGTTCATTCATGTGTGGAGTTGAAGCAGGACTTATCGTTCTTCAACGGTCGTGATTTCTTGGTTCACATTCCTTATGAGTTGCTTCGTCAATCAATCATTTTGGGTAATGCGAAATCTCAAGAGGAGTTGACGTTGGGTGAATACGCTATCCGTAAATCTAAAATGGAGGAATAAGTTATGTATAAGGTTGGTGACATGGTGGTGATACCTGAAACGAAAGAAATCAAAGAAATTCAGGAGATAGAGAGGTTTGATAACGATGTTGTTATTTACACTACGGATGGAAATGCTTATGGTATTAGGGAATGTAATACAGTACACCAAGCGTACTCTAATGAAATAAATAACTTATTGAAGAAATGGAAGGTATAACTAACTTTTACGATAAAATCCTTATCACTCAAAATGATGGGTTTGTTAACCCTAAAATACTAAACACGAGACATATTGTCATTAATGTTGCTTCGGAGTGTGGTTATACTGATACCAACTACAAAGACCTAAAACAATTCTTAGAGACTGTTGATGAGGATAAGGTGACGGTATGGTTGTATCCATCAAACGACTTTGGAGGTCAGGAACCTGGTACAATGGAAGAAATCAAATCCTTCTGTGATAGTTATGGTGTCTTAGACCATCCCAACGTATATCTGATGCCTAAGACGGAACTTAAACTATCTGAGATGTGGCATTGGTTGCAGTATACCAATGAGGGTTCAACACAATATGGTTTTGATTTTGAAGCCAAATGGAACTTCTTTAAGTATTTAATTGAAAGTGATGGTAACACATGGGGGTTATCATACTCTGATGAGAGTCTTTTGGATGAAGAAGTTATGGAGTGGATTAATTCACCCATTGAAGAATAGATTTCCCTGTTAGATTAAATAGGGTGGTGGAGTTGCCGACCTTAACCTTGTCGGTCCTAAAAAGGTGGGATTTATTCTCACCTTTTTTATTTCTTAGATATTTATGAGTATGGATTTTATAAACATATTAAAGGATGTAATTAAAGAACAAAGACCACAAGGGGGAAGACCTCCACGTGTTGCTGGTGGTGCGGTTGCTGGGGCAACACAAGGTGCTCAAGCTGGTTCACAATCAGGTGGTTCATCAAGAGGTTGGACTGAACATAGTTGGAAAAGTGGTGATAAGATGGATTCTCCTTTGAAAAATCCAGGTAAATGTCAAAGATATCACGAATGGAGAGGGTATTATAATAGCGGACGAGGGGGTTATCATGATGCTTGTGATATACCAGTGCCTGTTGGAACTGCACTTTTTGCACCATATGACGGAACTTTTAGTGAAGTGAATGATGATGATTGTGGTAACGGTATTATTATCAAAGGTAAGGATGAAAATGGTAAGGAGTTACATTCAGGTTTTTGTCATTTAAGGACTCGTGAGGTTCCTTCTGATGGTAAAGTAAAGAAAGGTGACCTTATTGGATTTACAGGTGGTGGTAAAAAATCATCCACTGAAATGGAACCTGGTGCGGGTAGAAGTGGAGGAGCTCACTTACACTGGACCTTCAAAGTAGACGGTAAACGAACAAATGCATATACCTACAATTAAGCCTAATCCGTAATTGGATTATATTTATAATTAAACACAGATAAAGTATGGCACAGATTATTCTTACAGAAGCACAATTGGAAAGGTTGAAAGCTTCCTTGACTGAAGGAAAACATGACGGGTCGTATATGGCTAAACAACAACTATTCACCATCGCCACCTTAGCGTATAAGATGTGGGAAATGATGGAAGACGGAGAACAAATCGAAGATTGGATGGAAAGTAAATTAGCCCAAGCAGAACAAGGCGTAGTTGCCGTAGTGAAAGCTTACATGTACGACGAGGTTGAGGAAGAATTAACAGGTATGGGAAAACTAGACTATTCCGATTTAGTCATCGGAAAATAAGTCAAAAAATAATTGATTATTAAGACCCCTTTGTTATAATAAACGAAGGGGTTTTTTATGCTCCATTAACAATTACAATAACAAATATATTATGCAAAACTATCTTAAGTTTAACACACAAAAACACACATTAACAGTCATTTACATTGACGGCACTATGGGTGTAACTGACCTTAAAGACGTAACTACCATTAGAGAGGGTAACGGTTTCTATGAAGTCCTTCAAAGACAGGAGAATGGTAAGAACGCACCAATCTACAGATTCCCAATTAATAACACAGTAGTAAGATATTTCCACTGATGAATCAATTAGACAAAGACTACTTAGAATTATTAAAAGACATCATGACCAATGGTGTGGAGAAAGATGACCGTACAGGTACTGGTACTATTTCAGTGTTTGGTCGTCAGATACGTCACGACATGAGTAAAGGGTTTCCTTTATTAACCACAAAGAAGATGGCAGTCAAAACTATGATGACTGAATTAAAGTGGTTCTTAAAGGGAGATACTAATATCAAATATCTTGTTGACAATGGGTGTAACATTTGGAATGGCGATGCTTATAAAAGATACAAAGAAGATAAGGGAACATTGGCTATGGGTCCTAAATCATTCATTCAGAAGATTAAGACTCAGGATAGATTTGCTGAGATGTGGGGTGAGTTGGGTCCAATCTACGGAGCACAATGGAGGAATTGGGGTCAAGGAGTTTTAGAAAACAAACACTTAGAACCAATAGACCAAATCACAAACCTAATCAACGACCTTAAAACAAACCCAGACTCAAGACGTTTGATGGTCAATGCTTGGAATGTTGGTGAGTTAGATAAGGTTGTACTTCCTCCATGTCATTATGGGTTTCAATGTTATGTGTCTGAAGGTAAACTGTCCCTAATGTGGAATCAACGTTCAGTTGATACCTTCTTAGGATTACCATTTAATATTGCATCATACGGAACATTACTATTGTTGTTATGTGAGGAGACAGGTTATCAACCAGGTGAGTTGGTTGGGAACTTAGGTGATACTCACTTATATAAGAATCACATTGACCAAGCGAATGAACAATGTGGGAGACAGTCTTATGATTTACCAACGATTGAGTTATCCAATGTTGATGTATTAAATGGTGAGTTTGATTATGAGATTAAAGACTACGAATGTCACCCAACCATAAAAGCACCATTAAGTAATTAATTATGAGGATAGGTTTTCAAAATTATCCTTTGGAGCAATGTCCTGAATATATTATTGAAATCAATGATAATGAGGACCCTCACGTTGAAATTAAAAAGAGAATGGTTAGTCCAAATATGATGTATAGATGGAGAATCGTATCTGATGATGAGGAATCAATGATTGCTGAACCACCAATACGTAACAAATAATGACAATAGAGGTAACTACAAACGAGTTTAACCCTGAGATTAGGGAAATGTACCACAACAATCAATTGGTGTCATTCTCGATTGATTATATGTTCAATGCGGTGATGGCGTGGTGTGAAGGTGTGGAGTATAAGGTTGTGGATTTCAACAAATA